CCTTGGCTGGGGGCTGGCCGTCAGGGGCCGCGCTCAAACGTCCGCGCATTGAGGACGCAAATCCGCAGTGTATTGGTCCCTGAAGATTAGGGAACGCTTGCCGGTGGCAGAGACAGAACCGGATCGTGACAGCCCTTCACGGTGAGGCCTTTATGGCATGGGCATCACTCATCTCTACTCACAGCCTCGCCAATCTTGCGGGCTTCACGAAGGACATTTCCCATGACATCGACAGCGCCAGCCTGCGGACCAAAGATCGGCGCAAGAACTGATCCGGTGGCAGACGACAGCTTATCAAGCTCGCTCACCACATCCTCGGGATCATCTGAGAACAGGTCATTGATGTCACGTCCGGCGCGGTAAACGTCAGACGCCACCTTTTCCGTCAGCGTCGTTTCACCAAAAACGCGCAGCCCCAGGAGGTATTTCACGCCGTATTCAATGCCGCGCCCCAGGACGAAGATGCCGCCGACAGGGCCAAGTGCAAGCGTTGCCGCCCACTGCTCCCGGCTCCACTCGCGCTCCTCGTCTTCCGGCTTGCCCAGGACGCTCGCCAGGACGGCAACGGAAAGCTGAGTGACCGCCGCCTGCGCCACATGCGCCACAAGGACGCGCTGAATATCCATGGCCTTGTTCTTCGACTTGCCGGACGCCAGCCGCTTGATCGCCATAAGCTCGATGGCCGCAGCCTTGCGCTGATCGCTGAGGAACATCCACATGGCTTTTGCAAAAATGTTTGTGGACTGCTCGGCAATGGAGCGGTTCACAAGGTCTGAGGGTTGCGCAGACGTGGCAATCATCCGTTCAAGCCTTTGGGCGGCATAGGCGTCAGCCTGCTCTGCGGTGGCGCTGGAATTCTCCGCGAAGTAGCTACGGCGGTAGTAATCAAAGGCGATGGCCGAACCTATAGCCGTCCAGCCTGCATCCGTCCACGCCATCGGCAGCATCCCCTTTTGCATGAGCGAAATGAGCATGGAGCCGTTCACGCCCGCGTTCTGCATGGCAACGCGAGCCTCAGCGGAAAACCCGCCCTGGATACGGCGCTGAATGATGTCACTCTTCCACATGGCCGAAACATCGGAGGCAAACTCCACCGGGCTCGTCAAGGCGCGAACCAGCCCGACAGAGTAGGCGTGTGCCGGAACATCGGCCAAGAGCGGGTTGAGCGCAGCCGAGCTCTGCTTTGCCACGGGCGAGATGCGGAACGCCAGCGCCTTAAATGCTCGATACTGCATCAGGTTTTGCCAGAACCGCGACAGAAACACGATGTCTTTCACCGCCCGCGTGCCAGCCGCCTCAATGTTGGCAATGTTGGTTTTCAGGTTTGTCAGCGAAGCGTCACCGCTCTTCTGCCGAATTGCGGTCTGCACGTTCTTGTCCAGCATCACAGCCTTGGTGTCGCGCATGATTTCCGCATGGCTGACCCAATGCGCCACGTTCTGCCAGTGACCAAGAAACACGGCCATGGCGTCCATCCTCATCAGCGGAGACGTGGTATTGACTCGCGACTTCGTGAAGCCTGCCGTCATGCCGCTGCTAATGTCGGAGCCGTCCAACTCCATCACGGACGCATCTCCGGAACGGTGGCGATAGATGGGGGCGTAATTCTTGATCCTTGGCAGCGGAGCGTTGAACAGACGGCGGTAAACAGGATCAATCATCTTTGCCGCCGCGTCGTAGCTAGACGCCATCCAGTTCGCCAGCGCCACCGCCTGCGGACTCAGGAATTCGTCAAGCTGCCTGAATGAATCTTCCGTCCAGCCGTCGCGCTCCATTTGCTTCCGGCTCGCATCCTGGCGTGACCACAGCAGATATTGAATCCCCTGCATTTCCGACATGTCGAGCGGCTTTAAATCGCCAGCGTCCAGCACCTTTTCCACCGTCACCGTGCGCTTGCGGTCAGATGCCGCCCATTCTTCCAGCGCGGTTTCCACCTGATCCTGGCGCAGTCCGGCAGCTTCCGCAGTCATTGTGCCATCGGAAAGCTTAGTCAGCGTCTCGATGTCGAGTTTAACAGTCTCAGTCTTGCGCCCCTCAGTGATGGCAACGCCGCTCTTTTTCACGGCCTGCATTTTCCCGATGGCGCGCGCCTGGGCGATCGTGGACTCGGTGTCGAGAATGACGCTCAGAGCCTCGCGCCTCTGCGCATCTATGTTGCGGAGAATGTCAGTCTCCTGGTTGGCGGCGGACACCAGCCTGTCAGCGAAAAACCGCGTCACCTTGGAATCCTCGCCAAACAGCAGTTCAAGACGCTGGGCAGTCGTCCAGAGAATCGAACCCATCATGCCGCGCAAAGCCTGCGCAGCCTTTCTGTAATTACTGCTTTGAATGGCCGTCGTTTCGTTGTCTGCCTCCGCCTGCGAAACTTCACGGTCTGGCAGCGCGCCCTTGATGGCATCGCCGCGCAGTTCATCCAGCGTCGCCTTACGCTCCTCATCCAGAATCTTCTTCCCGAGTTTGCCGGTTGCCACGATGTCTTGCAGCCACTTCATAGCATCGGCCATGCTCACGCTGTCCTTGTCGCTCCAAAGCTCAAACTGGCGCAGCACGCCAATCTTGGACATGAGGCTTGCAGTCTCGTCGGCGTCCTGGGAATCTGCGATTGCGGCGTCCAGCGCCTTCTCTTCATTCGCCACCGTCTCAACGTCGGCGTTTCGGATGAAGCTCGCATAGTCCACAAGCTCCGTGTAATTGGAAAGCAACTTGCCCTCCATGCGGCCAGACGCGCCTTTCTGTGAAGCGTAGCGATCAAGCAAGGAATCAACTTCGGCGGTGATTTCCTTCCGCATGAACTTCTCAAGCTCGACAACGGCCTTCTGCATGGCCTTCTCGATGGTCTTGTAACGCGCCCGTTCCGTCGCCTGCCCGGTCAGCTTCACCATGCCGCCGGGAACGATCTTCCCGCGAATCTCCGCAGGGAATGCAGCCATGGCGGTGTTGAACAGCCGTGCGTCACGTTGAAGCGATTCGCGAGGTGACCAATCATCCTGCACCATGTCCTCGGTTTCATCGCGCCATTGCTGCGCCTCGGCTTTGGCTTGTTCCCGCGCCTTCTTCTCCACGTCCTTCACCGCGCTTTCAGCCTTGGCATACTCGGCACGGGCTGCGCGCTGGCTTGTCACAACGCTATCCAGAGCCTTCCAAAGCGCATCAGGCGTCGGCTCATTCAGAATGCCATCATCATAAAGATTCGCGGCCATCACGTCCGGCATGATGCCGGAGCCAGCGCCTGCATACCATGAAGGGGGAATCCATCCCGCCTCATCGTAATCGCCCGCCTTGCCTTTACCGTCAGTCTTGAGCTTGCCAAGATTTGCCGCCGTCGTTTTCGACATGAGACGGCCATGCGCCCCAAGCATCTGCTTGATGAGCGGATGGTCATTCATCGCGGCCACGCCTTCGCTCCACGCCATGAGCGTTTCAGGCGTCAGCGTTGCCATCCCAGCATCCACAAGTTCCGCCTCCCGTGTCGCCTGCCGCATCGCCTGCTCCTTGTCCAGGCTGGCCTTCGTGCGCTTCTCAACCACGGGGCGGATTTTGTCACCCTTCCACGTCACACGCTCGGCGCTCCAGTTCTGAACCAGGCGGTTGATGTCGGAAAGACTGCGCTGGCGAATCTTGAACGCCAGTTCAGGACGCGCCTGCATGATCGACTCAATGATGTTCGCCAACTGCTCGGCGGATGATGTGGGGGAGAGACTAAAGGTTGAGCCAACAGGCTGGCCGTTTTCCTCCAGAATCTTCACAAGCTTTTCGTCGAAGATGACGTAATTACGCGTGCCGTCGCCAGATCCACGGCTGCCTGCGTCTAGATATTTGATGCCCGGGATTCCAAGTGATGCGAGATATTCAGAGGCTTTTTGTTCGCCCATATCCCACGCAAGCTCTACATAAATGTTAAGCGGAACATCTGGAAAATCTTCTGATTTACGACCTTCAAGCATCTTGGCAATGCCAGCTTTATCCAAGATGTTTTTCACCCTTTCGCTCTGTTCACTCAGCGGCTTGTCCCAATCGAGGAAGTCAGCCTCGTCGGGCAAAAGCTCGACGGTGTAGAGGTTGCCGCGAGTTAAATTCCTATCCTTGATTCGATTCCATGCCGCCCGCCACTCAGCGCCATTTTCCCTAGCGGCAATTTCTGCCGCCGTTCTGCCTTCAGAAAAAAAAGTTTCAGCAAGAGACTTTTCTAAACCTTTGAGAGGCTTGCCATCAGCCCGCATAACCATGCTTGGAGTTGCTCGCATGTTGGAGTATTCTTCCGCAACTTTACGAGCCTCCGCAAAATAAAGCCCCCACCCGTAAGCCTGCGCTCCCTCGCCTGTGCCAATTTTGGACGTGGTGAACTTGTCCACTTTGTGCGGCGTGCCGTGATAAGCCGTAATGGAAAATGTGGAAGGTCCAATTAGTTGAGCGCCATCCGGCATTTGCACCACTGGCGCGGCTGTAATAGGCTTCGCGCGTGCGCCAGGAATACTAAACGCCATCCCATCCGACTCCATCTGCTGTCGAATCTGATCAGCCTGCGTGGCGTCCTCCCGCGTCTGCTCGGTCAGACCAAGGAGCTTGTCCATGAACTCGGTGAAATCGCCCACAGTGCCGTTCTGCTCTGCCTGTGAAATAATCTTAGCCGTGGCAATTACGCCGCGAAGGTAAGCGCCTACGGCCTTCACCCATGCGCGGAGACGGCGCAGAAGCGTCATTTCCGCAGGCTTGCGAGCCGTCAGCACGGCAGAATCCAGGGCGCGGAGAATAGTCCCGGGTGTCATGCCTGTGCGTTCTCCGGTCTTGTCGCGGCCAATCCAGGTTCGCACGGCAAGTTCCGAAATGACCTCGCGTAGAAGGTTCTCGTCGCCCTCGCCCTTGGCAACGCGGGATGCACGATCAAACCAGTTCAGTTCTTCCTGCGTCGCCCTCTTTCCAAGGCGTTTCGGGTCGAGTTGTGAAATCAGGGTGGCGACGGCATTACGGCTTTCCTGCTCGGTGAATTTGCCGAGAGCGACACCTTTGCGCCAGGATGCCTCGACGTGCTCATGCAGGGCGGTGATGATGCGCGGGATGTTCGCCGTTCCGTCTTTGTTTAGACTGCGCATGAAAACGGTTGAAACGGCCCGGCCAAACTCAAAGTGATTTTCTCCAAGAATGGTCTGCACAACGTCCGCTTCACCCTCTTTGTTAGCAAGCGCCATCTGCTCATCCCGCAGATTCTGAATGCTGGCAGTGTCTTTAATCTCGCGCTTCTGCCCCGTGGTGGGGTGCACAAAAACAAGGCCGTTTTCACCAACAGTCGGAACCTCTGCCGTGATTTCAACGCGCTGATCCGGCTTGAGTCGCAGCAGCTCATCCACGGCGGCGATGGTCGTTTCAGCCTCGTATTCAGAGGATGCCATGAGAAAATCACGCTGCATCTGTGTCGCCACCTCCTGGGACTCCGCCGGGACCGTTGTCCCGTCAGACATGCGGACTTTCCACCCCGACTCATCGCGGATGACAGCAACGCCGATATTTTCAGCCTCTGCAGCGTCACGGTTGAGGAGCTTTTGCGCCTCGCGCTGTTTCTCCATGAAGCGAGCCAAAGCGCCAGCCTTCTCTTCTGTGGTGGCCTTTTTGTCGGATTCAAAGTTCGCCTGGAATCCAGCATCAGCGCCGGACCAGTCGCCAGCCTCCGCCTTTTTGGCGATGCCTTCCGCAACGTCGGGAGCAATGCCGGTTGCAACCATGGCGTCAACGTCCATAGCCAATTCTCGGCCACGATTGATGTCACGAATAGAAGCCGCACCACCTCCGACCAGGGAGTAAACAAGCGCAGGCCCCCAAGTCTGCGAGGCGATTTCGCTGAACTTCGGCATGCGCTTTTCCCAATCCACTCCCGGCATGTCCTGTTCCAGGGCCGTGACAAGCCCCTCCATTTGCAGCGGGATGAAGCTCTGCGCGTATTCCTCGCCAATCTCACCGGCAGTGCCAGCAGAAGCGCGGATTGCCAGATTACGAGCCGCCCCGGCAATGCTCGTTGTGGTCGATTGCAGCCACCTTTGCACGAACGGCAGCTTTACTTTACCAAACGGAATCAGCGCCGTCACAGTTTCAACGGCAGCGTTCAGTGGCGCGGAGGCAATGCCGATTGCGTCAGCTTGCTCATACGTCAGCGCCGGATTCTCCATCTTCGCCTGTGCCGCGATGGTATCACGGAAATAGGCAAGGTTCGCACCGAAACCAAGAGCCGGGTTGATGATCGTCGCGGCGGACTGCGGCACCATGCGGGCAACGTCAATGCCCAACTGTGACCACCATCCGTCTCCCTTAATCGGTGAAACCATAGAGTCGGCAACCGTGCGGACCTGCTGCGTCAGGTTGCGCATCTGCTGTGCCTTCGCCATGCGTGCTTCGGTTTCCTTGGACCGCTCCTTTTGTGCCGCCGCCTCAGACTGAAGCGACACGCCGCCGGACAAAAGCGAGGCAATTTCAGCCGGTGCATTGGCAAGCTGTGACAGCGTTTCGCTGATTCCTGCGCCAGTGGTTCCAGCAGCCGCGCCCACCGTCTCAGACATGCGCCCGAACGCACCGGCCAGCTTGGACAGATAGCCTGCCCGCTCCTTGGCATCCTTTCCTCCAGTCTCGCCAATGGCAGAGATGACCAGAGGGCGCATTTCGTCCGGCACAGCAAGAAGGCGCTCGGCTACGGATTGGAAGGCTTCCGTGGATGGAATGGCCGATTCCATGGCAGGCTTCAGCTTTGCCGCCGTCTCGTTGATAACGCCGCGATAGGGCGCGAGCTTTACCGCCAGCGCCGTATGGCGCTTCGCCAAGTCCTTCGTGTAACGGCTGAAAACTCCGCGAAGCTGTGACGGCCCTCGCTTGGCTTCCAGTTCGGCCATGGCTTCCGGCAGTGCAATTCCAGAAAGCGCCGTCCTTGCCGCGATGTCCGCCGCCTCATCGGCAATCTGGATATGGGATTTGACCAGCGTGTGTAACTGCTCGTCCGACACGTTGCGGGCGTCCTTCATCTGGAAATAACCCTGTGCCAGCGCGTCCTTGTCAGCCTGCCACGCGATCGAACCGGAGTTGATGTCACGGCCTGCCGTGCGTGTCATCCAGGCTGAAAGAGCGATATTCCGGTTCAACCGCAAAGCATCCTCGCCTTGAGGCACAAAAAGCCGGTCAGCTTCAGCAGGCTCTGGAAACTGATCGTTGAGAATCGCCTGCTTTAGAAGTTCGTCGGGAGTCATTGAGGGAAGTTGATGGAGGGGAAAAAGCTGGAATCCGTGGCGCTCTCACCCTGGACGGGACCGACAGGGAGCGCGTTTGAGCTTGAGTCAAGATAACGCTGTTTTGCCACCTCCACATAATCGGCGTTCAGGACATCGGAGACAATCTTGTTCACCTTGGTCAGGTCATCCACCCCTTTCACGCGGCGTTCGATTTCCTTCTCCAGCATGAACACGCGCTGTTGAAAGTTCATCCAGTCAGACGCCTTTTTAGGGTCGAGCCGCTTGTCCTCACCGCTGCCGGTGAAAAACTTGGACTCACGGAATTTGACGATTTCGCGCAGCATCTCGCGCCCAAGTCGTTGACCATCGGCGGCGGCGCTTTTGTCATCGGTGCCCGCAAGTTTGGACTGCATAGCCGTTGAAAGAAGGTCACGCAGATGCGGCGGCGACTTCTTGATTCGCATGGTCGCCCGCGCCATTTCAACAACCTCTTTCGGGTCGCGGTTTTTGACGAGCGTCGGGTCGATACCGTCAATCATTGTCATCGTGTCCAGATAGACGCGAGCCTCGTTTTCGGGCGTCACAGGCATGGCGGCGTTGATCTCCGCCCTCGCCTCCATCAACTGCGCAGGCTCCATGTATTGGGATGAGAAGTCGTTGCCGTCCACCACCTCATTTCGAGCCACGCGGTTCATGAAGTTCAGCAAATCCTGATTTGCGTAGCGCGTCTTGGCCTGCTGAATCTGCATCTTCATCTCCTCCTTGACCTGCGGCGTAAGATCGGATTTAACACGCAGTTCCTCAGCCTTGGTGAGATCGACGGGAAGCCCTCCCTCGCCGGTAATGTAAGACATGAACTCGGCACCAATCTTGCCAAACCGTGCCGACTTCTGCTCTTGCTCGCTTCGCTCCTTGCCATATTCGCCCAAGTCCGTGAGCGCCGAGTTGATCTCCTCAACCTTCTGCCATGACGTTACATCCCCTTGATTTCCAAGCCGGATGAATTCTGCCTTTTGTTCTTTCAGGTCTTGAACTCGTTTTGCGACGGCGGCATCTTCGACTTGGGCGACTTGCAAATCCCTCGCCTCTGGTGTTGAAAAACCAGCGGCAACCATATTGTCAGCGTGCTGCTTAAAAATGGTCACGTCACCCATCTGAATAGCTTGCTTTGCCGCCAGCCTGCCGGAATCCTCCATGCGCTGGCCTGTCTTTTTGAACGCCTCCGCCTGCACCATGATCGTCCCCCGCGTGCTCCAATTCGTCACCCGCTCTTGAAGGTTCAACCGCGCATCCGGCGTCAGCGGCATCTTGTCAAAGTCGGTTTTCAGCCGCGTCTGAATCTCGCCCCATTTGCCCATCCAGGTTGATTCGTCCTGGCCTTCCGGCGATTGCTGGAACTTGGCGAATTCCAACTGCGCATTCTGCATCGCCATGCTGGCGTTCGTGAGATTCGTCACGTCCTGGGCGCGTTTCGCCCGTTCGGAGATGTCAAAGGCGACTTGCCCGACCTTGGCTAGGCCTTGGGTAACAGCGTTGTTGTTGACCGCCTGAAGCTCGGGAACGCGCAGGGTCTGGTTGCCGGTCTGAATCTGACCTGGGCCTTGAAGGATGGGGATGCGTGCCATGGTTATTTAATGGCTGCCCCGCAAGACTCGCAGGCGTCGCCTTTGTTGTTGTTGATGATTCTGCCGCAGTATTCGCATTTGCAGTCACTTTCCAAAAGCCCGCGAAGGATGCTCGCGGTTTCATGACTCGGCTTTGGGGGAGCCGGGGGAGTTGGAAGATTTTTAAACGCAGGAAACATATCAAACATTGACGTAGCCTTGAACAGGCTGACGCGTTTTGTAGTTATAAGCAACCGGCTTGACTGTGGTTGGTTTGGTGGAAAACGCGCCGTAAGCAGTTCCGGCCATGGAACCCAGCCCTGAGATAACCGCGCCCGTGGCGTCACGCCTGTGCTGCGCGGCCTCCTGTTTGCCCATCACTCCGGCAGTGTAGCCCTCATATGCAAGCTGCCGTTGCGCCAAATCAGCCACCCGCTGCTGGTCAGCAAGCTCGATCTGCTGTTTTGCCCAAGTGTCCGCCTCGATGGCAAGAGGCGTGCCAGTGCCAAGCATCGCGCCGGTTCCGGCCATGGCGTTAAGCTGCATGGCTCTGACCCGCCGCTGCTCCTGGGATGCTCGGCGCTGGTTCTCCGCGTCCTCGGCAGCCTTGCGCTTCTGCTCCTCCGCGATGGCGTTGCGTTGCGCGTCCGCGTTGTATTCAGCCTGTTTCGCCGCCGTCTGGCTGGACTGATACGACATGTAAGAGCCAGCCGCGGATGCAGCCAACGACGCATACAGCGCGACATAACCAAGGGCGCTCAGACCTTCGACAACGCCGATTATCGGGAATTGCAGAATTTCAAGAAATGACATAGCGGATGCAGTTTAACGGAGTCGGGTCAATATGCCACCCCATTTTTTCGGATTCCATGGCCGTGACGGGCGCGACAAATCCACGAATCAGGCAATAGTTGAAGCCGCTCCTGGCGTTCACTTCCTTCACCCATTCGATCATGGTGCGCTGAATCACGCCCCATGCTTCACGAATCGGCCCGATGCTCGCACCAGGACGCCCTAGGAGGTGGTCGATCTGGACAATCGGGCAGTCGAACAGGAGGTATCCAAACGCCACCATCAACGGCCCCTCGTCATCCTCCACAAGAAACCCGTTCGGGCTGAGAAGCTGAGGCACCAGCGCCATGTTCCTCGCCTTTGCCCATTGTTCCACGGTGGCAAAATCGGCTGGCTCGTAGGCTCGGATTTTCATGGTCCCCCAGGATGCCAGAAACGTGGCTGGCGTCAAGGAGCGCCTGAAATGTCACCCGACTGGACGTCCAGCAGCAAGGCCGTAACGTTGAACGGGTAAGGATGGCGCGAGGTGAGGGTGATGTCTGCGGCGTCCACCCAATCAAACATTACAGGTTGCGTCTTGGTTTGGCCGGTTTTGACGAAGATCGAATCGGTGTCATAGCTCCACAGGACGAAGGATGACCGCTGAAATTCGTCCATGTCGGCATAATCAATCGCCGTTGTGTCGCTCCAATCGGCAATCAGATAATCGCCCGAGATGGTCGGCTTGTTGACGATGTTGCCGTAAAGGGACTGGAAGAGGCGGAGAGCAACACGGACGATGCGCCACTTGCTGACCTGCGCTGTGCCTTGCTGCGTCTGAATCTCGATCCGGTTCGGCATGGCAAAGGCGGAGAACGCCACGCCTACGATGTAGAGGTCTGAATAATCGCCAGCAATGACCGCATTCCCGCCGCTGACCGTGACTTCCTTCGGGCTGCCGTCATCGTTTAAAATCACATCGCCGTCAGGGTATAATGTGAACACCACAGAGCATCCGTTGAGGTGTGACCCAACTGCAAACGTCGTGTTGCCGGTGCCTGCATTATAGCTGCCCGTCAAAAGCTGCCATGAATCGCAGAACGTGCCCGGCCCCAGGTTACCAGTGGTGGAATTATACGTCGGGTCAGATGACCCAAGGGCCGCCAGCATCTGTCCGCCATGGATTGATTCAAGCGAGAAAGCCCCGTTTTTCTCCATGAGAAAGATCAGCGTGTCGCCAGGACTGGCGCTGCCTCCGGCATCCGTCGAATAGATGGTGCAAACGGATTCACAATCACGATCCTTGTGGCCGAAATTGTGACGGTGCCATGCCGTGACGTTATTCTCCCGATCATAGCTAAATCCGGCAAACTCGCCGCCTTCAAACGTGAACCATACAATCGGGTCTGGCGACTGAGTGTATGTCATTTCAACCACCCGCCCAATGTGCGCGGGGATGTGCTCTGCAAGAAGGCTCATGTCTGGCGCGGAATATCCGTCCTTTTCAAAGACGTATGCAAACTCGCGCAGCCTGAAATCCCTGGTCAGCCACAGCAAAGCGTCACCCGCAAGAAGCGGCTGAATGTGCGTTGACCCGTAACGGCTCCAACGACGAAGCCGCAGGTTCGACGGTGACAACGCTGCGTCCTGTTCGCCGCTGTCCATCGTCCATTCCTCGCCCGTGGTGCCAATGACCATCGTGCGCTTAAACGAAGTGATCCATTCAATGTCGTTTGCCTGCGTGGCTGCAAGCGTCACGTCGATGCCGGACGTTTCGAGCGTGCCGGTCAGGAACGTGTAGAAGTCATCCGTCTGGCTGCCCCAAATGCGCATGGGTTCCGTTTCTGTCCCGGCAAACCACAAGCGTTGATCGTGGAAACAGACCGTGCGCGGGTAGCCACGGGATGCGGAGAACGCCCCTTTGCGCCAGACCGGGAAATCAATGTTGATGACTTCATTCGGGATGAGGCTGTCAACGGCCAGCCTGGGGACGCCCTTCACGACTGTCGTTGAAGTGTAGGACTCGATTTTAAACGGGATGTCCAGCTTGCCCACAGTCGGCTCAATGGTCATCGTGTCATCAGCCGCCGCCGCCGATCCGCCTGCGTCACGAATCGCCACCAACCGATACCATCCTCCTGTGTTTGGAGCCTCAGAAGTGTAAGAAATCGTTCCTTCGTTGATGCCTTGAATCCGCCATTCCCTGATAACAGTGAAATTAATGCGGTCCAGGCTCTCTTGAAGCTGAACCGTGCTAAGGCTCGGTGCGCTGCCAGCCCCCCAATTAGTGCGAACAAGATAGCCTCCTTGAATGAAAATTGCCGCCGTCGTTGTCGTTGTTGATGCGGCACCGAATTTCTCAAAGGCAAAGCGCCCGACGTTACCAGACCCGGGCGAAAGCAGCCACGTTGAGCCCACCTCGTCAGCGTCAAATGTCGCAGACGAAGCGATGAGCCGGTAATCCTGAATGTTGATGATCTGCCAGTTTGCGGCGCTGATGGCCGGATTATTGGCTGAACTGGACGTGTGAGCGGTGTAACAAAAGTAGTTGCTGCCAAAATACTCCACCACATTACCGGCCACATAGCTGTTTCCAACGCTCCACGGTGAGAGATATGTGGCCTTATCCCACTTTGCGGCGGTAAACGACACGTCGCTGTTTGCCGTCTTGCACCGGTAAAGCTCGTTTTGATACAGGACAAACGATGACACGCCGTATGTGGTTCCAGAAACCCAATTCGACTCGTCATAAACAAGCTTCACCGTCACCGCGTCGTCAGGCGGGTCGAGCGCTGGCGCAAACTGAAAAGGCACATCTTCAATGCTCCATGTCCCATCATTGGCCCTTGTGATCCGCTGAGGCTGATAGCCGCCATGCGTCAGAAACATCACGTCATTGATCTGACAATAATGAATGTCGCGGATGTCCTCCGCCTGATAGGTTGTTGGCAGCGTGTCAACCAACGTGAACGATCCAACTGAGTAAGACCAGACCAGAATGGCGTTTTCGGCAAACCCGAGGACGAAATTCACATCAGCAGACCGGCGGAATGGAATGAGCCGAATGGTGTCATCTACGCTTACGCCGCTTGTCCCGTAGCGCGTCCCCGGCCTCTTGAAGATGCCTCCATAAGGCCGCACGATGAAGTTTTCGAGCAGTCGGCAGCCCGTGGAATATTTCTCTGAATCCGTCCGCCCGTCCATGAGCGGCGACATCTCGCCACCGTTGAACACCGCCTTGATCGTTTGAAATTGTGTCGCCATGGTCAGGAGAGCCAGTATGCAGAGCGTGAAGCCACAAGCTGCGAGTCATCAAACGGCAGGATGCGCCTGCCCTTGCCCTCTGCGGAGTCCCGGCTTTTCGCCTTGTTCGCCACGGCATTTTCAAAGAACTGGCGCATCTGCGTTGCCTGCCCGCCCATGCCTGCCGTGTCGGATGCGATGTATGACGCCAACAGGTAACTAAAAGCCGTTACAAAATCGGATGGATAGCTCGTCGCCGTGGTGATCCTGGCGATGTATTTGAGGTTGATCGTCTCATCGTCACAAAGGATCAGGCCGGATTCCACCAGGAAATCAGAGCCGTCATCCTCCATCTGTCCGCCGTCAGCGTTGATCGAGATTGGGCGCAGGCAGTCAGCAGGCGGCGTGTGCTGGAAGTCGTAGGAGAACTGCGGGATTTTGACCCATTTGCCAGTCGATGCCGTGTAGGTGCCGCTGAATTCGGAATCATCCAGGTCGAAGGCGTTGGAGTTGATGACAGTCACATACCATTGACCGTTCGCCACTGTAACGCCTTCTGCGTCCTTGATGTAAACCCGATCCCCTGTGCTGAGACCGTGGCTGTTCGATGTGACCCGAATCTCACCGCTTCCGTCATCGGCAATCGCGGAGCCGCCCGAGAGGCTGGTGTAAGTGATTGTCTGGCGCTTCCGTTTCGTGGCGAAGTTCCAGGGATGCGAGCGGAGGATTTCATCGAGCGCCGTGTAAACAGCGGTGCCACCGTCTGGATTATACCACTTGCGCAGGCTCGCGGCCTGCTGGCTGGTGTCGGTTGTCAGCGCCGTGAGAGCCCGCCCGCCCAAGTGGGCAATGGCAAGGTTCGCAATCTCCGTGTGTGATGCAGCCATTTAAAGACATGGTGAGGGCGGAGGAGCCACCATGCAAGCTCCTCCGCCCGGGTTTCAGGGCTTCAGTTGAAGTCCCAATAAGCAACCGTGAAGTAAAGCACGGTGGAAGCGGTGACGGTGTTCGCGCTCGCGATGGTCACAATCACGGTGGTGTTGTCCGTAGTCGCAGCCGGGGCGAGGTCAGCAGCAGTGCCAGCCACAGCGGAACCGAACGTGATGGTGCCGCCGCTGGAAAGCACGATGCCGTCAGCATAGACATCAGCGTTGCTGCTGGTGCCGATGTCGAGCGTCAGCGTGGTGCCAGGATCGACGCAGGAAACGGAGCTGGTGGCACGGCTCACGATTGCGCCCTTGGGCAGGCGGCAAAGGTTGAACGTGTCGTTGGCAGCTTCGCTTCCCGTGGTCGTGTAGGAAGCAATGAGGCACTTGAGCGTGCCACCGGTGGCGTTGGCCGGATTGCGCGTCGGACGCTCGGAAGCGTCAGCGGCACCGGCGACTTGGTTCGTGTAAAGGGAGGTGTCAGTAAGGGCAGCCATAAATGTGAGTCGTTGAGTTTGGGTAAGGGATTAGCCCCGGCGGGTGTTAATCGCCGGGGCCAGGATCATCAGGGCGTTTCATCGCAGTAGATGCGAACAACCTTCTCGTTCTCGGTGCGGACAGCGCCGAGAAGCATGGTCGTGCGAATCTGGAGGGCGTGACGGCGCATGGGGAGTTCGTCCATGCGAGTTTTGCGCTCGGCCATGCTGAACTTGACCGCCGACTTGTGGAAGGCGAAGCAAGAACGAACGTCAGCCGTGCCGGAGACGGTGCCGATGGGCAGACGCTCAGAGCGGATGAACTTGAAGCCAAGGAACGTGTTGATCGTTCCATCGACCAGGGCGCGAATGGTGTTGTAGTCACCGCTCGTGATTTCCGTGGTGCGGAGCAGGTCCTGCACTTCCTGCGAACCAACCACGATATAGCGGTCAGAATCAGGAACCTCGGACACGTCCATCAGGTATTTCGCACGGCGAAGTTTGCCGATGGTCATGCCTGCGGAGGCGGGCGAACCGGTTTCCACATAGGTGGCACCGATGCTCTGGCCGGACGGGAAGTTATCCGTGGTCGTGCCGTCCTCGCCAATGTAGCGGGTGGCGTCAAACGCGGCGATGATCACGTCATCAATGGCGCGGTTGAAGGCCATGGCGTGGCTGCGAACCTCGTCAGAGGTAGGCAGGACGATAGTCCCCAGAAGCGTCTTGTCGAACTCATCAAAGGTCGTGACCTTTTCGCGAGCGGACTGCGTGAGCCAGTATTTCGACCCGTCGAACTCGCCATCAGGGGTGTCGCCCTTGCGGGTCGTGATGGTCTGAGCTTCGGAGTCATTGACGAGGTTGAACCACTTGCGCTTGCCGGTGAAGTCGGCGCGAGTGATGACCGGCAGGAGACGGGTGTCACCCTGCTGGAGAACTTGGTCGAACGATGTGTCGAACATCGTCGGATAAAAGGTGTCGATTTGGGCCATAAGCCGGAGGAATGAAAGAAGTTGAAGGGTTGAGCCTGCCTTGCGGCGGGCGGAGGATTGTCATGAATCCCTGTGTCCTTCGGTTGTCTGCCGTTGGCAGGCCGTCGTTCAGGCGTCCGGTTGTCTCAAAAAGAGGCCGTCGTTGCCGCAGATTCTCAAATTTGAGAAAAAAGGCAAGCGGAAAAATAAAAAACCCGCCTCCCTTTCGAGAGACGGGTCATCATGGAGCCGGAGAAGCTGTCTAGGCTCGCTGGGCGCGATACAGCCCCTCGATGCGGTTGAGCGCTGCCATCTGCTTCTCAGGGCCGTTCTTGCCCTGGAAGTCATCGCCTTTCTGGATGCGCTGAATTTGCTCATCGTAGGTCGAGCCGCTGGAATCAGCGTCAGACCCGACAAGGGCGGAGTCCTCGCGGATCATCTGATCGACGCGGATCATTGCCTTGATGAACTCAGGGTTGTTACCCAGGTCACTTTTGGTCGTGTCGATTCCCAGAGCGATGGCCCCACGGTTCGCCCTTTGCCAATTCGTCTTGGCAGCTTCACCCCACTCCTTGTTCAAGCTGTCGATCATCTCCTGGTGCTGGGCCGCAGCCATTTCCTGTGATCGCGCCACCATCGCGCCGATGTTGTCGTTGTTGAGGGCGATCAGTTCTTGCAGAGCTTCTGGCGGCACGCCGTATTTGTGAGCGACAGCAGCGGCTTTCCCGGCAAGCTCAGCGTTCCATTCCACGCCCTCAGGCAGCTTTTCAGGAGCTTTCAGCCCGTAATCCTCCGGCTTTTCAGGAGCGCCGGTGATCTTGCGAAGCTCAGCGTAATACTGCTGAACCTGCTCGGGCGTGGCGTCAGACCCCGGCTTCGTTGGAGCGGACTTCTTGCCCATCGCCAGTTTTTCAAGGTTCGTGTAGCTGATTGCCAGCTTGTCGAACTCAGGCTTGCCTGCGTCCTTGTTCCAGAACTTTTCCGGCAGCCACTCGGGCCGCTGTTCTCCGCTTGGCAGTTGCGCCGTTTCGGGCGTGGTCTGCGTTTCTGATCCGGTTCCGGTTGCCGCCGCCTGCTGTGCAAGCGCGGTTTCCGCCGTCTGTTGTGTGGTTTCGGTTTCCATGGGAAATGGTTACGCGTTGGCTTCCTGCCACGCGTTGTAAGCGTCGTTGCCGTAGTGGTTCACAAAGCAGATGCGGAACTTGGACGGCTCGCGCTTCGGGTCGGGGAAGCCGGTCGTGTCGAGGGATTGAGTGGTGACGGCTGACGCTTTGACCTGCTCGGGCTGCGTCTCGATGTCGGGGACTTCCACGGTCACGCCGATTTCTTCCGGCTCGGCAACTGGCAAGGATTCCTTTACAGTTGGAGCGCCGACTTCGATCACAAGCTCAGGATTTCCAGCAGCGGCACGAATCTGGCCGACAATGCGCGGTGCCTGCTTTTCGGTGACGTATGCGGTTCCGCCGTCGATGACGCCGATGTTCACGCCGTCGCGGATGATTTGAGAGTCGATGATTTCGATCATAATTGAATAGCGTTTTGGCGTTTGTGGGTGAGGATATTCTGATATGTGCGCAGGTCATCTTTCGCAGTTCCAAATTCGCTAAATGCACGCATGGCCTGAATGAACCTGGTTTTAATGCCATAGATTGCAGGGCCCATAAATTGCTCAAGCTCCCGGATCAGTCGTGGCGCGTCAGCGCTCAAAGATGCGTCAGCTATAGCCTCCATCCAATCAACATGACATCCGCGTTCTTCGGCCTCCATGTGGGAAATCTCCAACGGTATTCCACGTTCAGCATACATTTTCCAGATACCGCCCAAAAGCGGTTTTCCATCTGTAGCAATGCCTGTGCAATAAATGGTGTGCATGTTATTTCTTCTTGGATTTGCCTGCATTGCTCAGGGCAATAGCGATGGCCTGTTTTTGCGACATGCCTTCGTTGACAAGCTTGCTAATATTAGATGAAACGGCTTTCGAGGATTTTCCTGGCTTGAGTGGCATAATCAGTTCTCAGGTTCGGTAACTTGTTTCCGTGGCCGTCCGCGCCTCTTGGGCGCTTCCGGCGCTGTGGTATCCTGCACGGTTGCAGGCTCTTTGACAAGCTCCATTGACGCCAGCAGATGCCGGTAGATGTCCCGAGGGATGGACTTCTGCCCCTCGTTAAAGGCGCATTTCAGGGAATCCTCATCCTTGAGCGACGGCCATGATGTCGAGGCAATCCCGCCCGAAACGCCATTCATCCAGCGGAATAAAACCTGAAAATTATCCTGCTTGAACAGGGTTGAAATAATGGCCGGAATCCTGCCGCGCTCCTCATCGGTCAGCGGCACAAGCAGTTCGTGAAGTTGAATCATGCTCCAATAAGCTCGCGCACTTTGTCCATTCCGCCAGCGTTTTTAACGGCTTGGCTGCCATCCTTGAGCATTTGAGCCATCGCGGCCTGCTGTTGAGCCTCAGCCCGCGCCTGCCGCATTTGCGCCACTTCCTCGGGTGATCGTAGCAGTTTCGGGTCGCAGCCCATGAGACGAGCGCCCTCGGTGGCATAGAAGTCAAAGTTGATCGTATCCACGATGTCAGGCACCGCTGGCGCGATAGCCAGCACCTTTTGCACCTGGGCGTCGGCAGAGCGCAGGCTGATAGCATCCAAGGCAAGGGCAAGACGGCCCTTCATGGAAACCTGCGGGTCTGGCGTCTGGACCATCCCGGGCGCAACCTGGACAATGGCCTCCTCAGGCGGCGGTGGAAGCATCCCCATCTCAGCCCAAAGACCGAACAGGCGAATCATCATCGGCTGCGTGTGATCCGTGGAATCACGGTCAAAGGCCGGACTGATCGCCTCAAGCTTCTCGCTGGCAAGCTGTGAAGCCTCGAAAGCCGTCATCTCGCGGTTGTTCGCCGCATTCATGGCAAACATCTGAAACATGTCGAGGTGGAAGCGGGACTTGATAACCGCCGCCCTTTGCTTCATGCGCTCCATGCCCCATTCGAGGTTTCCGACGATATTCAGTGGCGCGATAGCCTCAGGCCCCATTCCGGACGGGTAAGGGTTGATTGCCCGGGCGGATGTCTTGAGCGTGCCCTCGTAGGTGTCCGGCACCATCAGCGGTGGAAACACCGTCTTTTCAATGCTGACATCCAGCATCTTCGCCATGAAGTTCATCTGGCGAGACTCAGGCAGGACGGAGAAGCCGGGACCGTAGCCCCAATTCCCGCCCATCTGCGGGTCGATGCCTTCCCACGTCAGGAAGCGTCCAACCGTGAACGGGAACGAGTCAAACCCGCCCTCCTGCACGAGCTTTTTTGAGTGCTGCTCGATGTAGTAAGACCCGAACTTCTTTCGCTGGGCAACCGTAAAGCCGGTGCCGTCCATGGGCGCGCCATCACGCTCTTTCACGACGTGAATGAAGGTGAACTTTTTGGTGATGTCCTCGCACTCACGCACGTTTTTGGGCAGGTTGTCCTCGCCAAACTTTTCCTCGGCCTGCTCGTGCGTAAGCTCAAACTCGCGCATTAGACAGTTCGCCATGCCGTGCTGATTGAGCTGAAAGACATAGCTGCCCGGGCGGAGTTTCTCAAAACGTGTCTGGCCTCGATCGTCCACCGTGATGAACATGCAGGCGGTGCCGAGTCCCCAAAGATCGAACAGGTATTCATGCCGCTGGGCGTAGTAGTTTGAGCCCGCGATGTATTCAGCGCCGACGCGTGAACACTCGGCCAGCCAGTTCTTCGTGGCCTCCGAATTGGCAAGCTGTCGAACAGGCGAGAACGCAAACCATGGCGTGCTTTTAGGCGTCGTCCAGGACATGTAACCGGCAACGGCGCGTTCCAGCGAATCCATGGCCGTGATGTCATAAACCCGGGCGTCGCGCTGGTTGTTCGGCGTGTAGTCCTTCTGCGTGATACCGGCCTTGCGCGGGAAGATGTGCTCGCTGATCTCCTGCCAGCAAGTGTCCCAGGTCACGCGCTGATCCTTCAGCTTCTCGTAATCCTTGAGATACTTGGCTGTCTGTTCGGTGCCTTCGGTGTCCATGGCTACGATTTTTTGCTTTCTACGATCATGCGCTTGTGAATCCACGGCATGCTTCCGAGTGCATCATTGCCTTGCTTGCTGGTGTTGACCATCGTGCCTTCCAAAGCGCCGACACCGAGTTTGCCAAGGCTGCCAAGGGCCACATCAGGCGCAAGCGGGCTGTCGGGGTTGATGGTCTTGCGCAGACCCTGGCGGCGGGATGCGGCGACTTGCGCCTGTTCACCCTCGGCGGAGTCGGCGCGGACGGGTGCAGGTGCAGGCGGTGGAGCCTTAGGTTTCTTTGCTGATCCTCCCATGATTTGCCGATTATTCTCATTTTTGAGAATCTGGCAAGCGGAGAATCTTCTTTCGCAGGCGCTGGTAGTCCACCCATTTCACCTCCTGGCCTTCGTGCCGGACATAGCCGATCCACTTCCGCAGGCCGGGATTCGGGTCGAGTCGGCACAATTCCGCGATGTCACCAACGGCCAGGGTGACGAAAAAACCAAGCTGGGCGTGAGCCTCGCCAAAGTCGCGCCAGGTGTCCGTCGCGCAGATGAACGTATCGGGCGTGCAGATGACGTAACCATCCGTCAGGTGGTCGCGCAGCATGTCCTCGAAATTGGCGATGCCGCACCGATTGGCGGTGATGATGGCTTCGTGAAGGGCTTTCATGGTTACATTCCTCCGGTGTCCTGGGTGAGAGTTCGCCTTCGTCCTTCAAATCCATGCGTGAAATCCATGTCCTCCATAGATCGTGTCATTGTCGCGCCGACCTTCACATGCCCCTGCTGAATGGCTTCGGCCATATAACGGGCGGCGTCAGCCGTGTGGCTTGACCAATCGTGCACCGGCTCAGAGTTGATTAGCCTGCCGATGTCCACCTCCCGCGTATGGTAGGCTTCCAGCGCCTCGATGCCTTTCGCGCACCGCTCGGCATGGAATACGAGCGACGGAAACAGCCCTTTCAATCCGTTGATGCCCGTCCAGATGTCGACGCACCGTTTCAGCACCACGACGTTTGCAAACCCTGCCGCTCGCAGTTCCCGCTCAAACGATGACCCGCCGCGCTCGGTCTGTGCTGCGTCATGGGGCAGAAAGTGTTTCCCGAACGCATAGCCTTTTTTCATCATCCAGGAGGCGCGTTGCGTGATCGTCTCCACGCCGTCGATCAATCCCACGTCACAGTCGATCATGCGGATCTCGCGCCCCACGATCTGCCAATACCAGACGCTTGTGTTCGTCGGGCTGCCCAAGTCCCAGGACGTATGCACCAGCGAATCAGCCACAGGCAGCTTGCAGATGCGCTGTTCCCTGTATGCCGCCTCCACAAGACGGGCGTAAATGGCACCAGGACGCCCCACATTGAAGTCGCATTCCATTTCCTGCGCGTAGCTGTCCGCCGTCGTTTTCTCGCGGATGGCTTTCAGCGCTTCCGGCGGCAGGATGCCAGACTCAGACGCCTTTAGCATCAGCGTGTATGAATTGGGATCGGTCAGCGCCTGCGTGTATGCCTTGTAAAAGGCGTTGCGCCCCTTCGGCGTGCCGATGCGCGTATGCCAGCCGTTGTAATCGAGTAAGCAAGGCAGAATGACGTAATCAAAGGCGGCAGGAGGTATGTCGGCATCCTCGTCACTCACGATGCCGTCAAAGTAAAGACCACGCATGCGCTCATAGTTCTCGCCAGAGTAAAGCCGGATGACCGCCCGGTTGAACAACGTAATCTTCAGCTCACTCTCGTTGATCGTCGTGGCCGGGATTTTCTCGCAGTAGTCCTTGAGGTAGGCCCATGCGATGTCCTTGGCCTGATCCCGCGTCGGCGCGATGTAAGCGTAACGCAGCGGCGGGCCGTTTCTTTTGTGCGTCAGAGCGCAGCGAATGAGCTTTTGCACCACGGCAACCGTTTTGCCTGCGCGTCGATGGGCAACCAGCACAGCCCAGCGTTTACCGGACTCGATGAACTCGCGGAACTGCTTCCGTGGCTCAATCTTGATTCTGACTTTCTGCGTTGCCACCAATGATGACCTCGATTTCCAGTTTGTGACGCTCAGGCTCGAAATAAGCCGATGCCTTGCCGATGTGAGCAAGAGCGCCGGATGCGGCGGAGAAGTCGCCGGTTTGTCGCGCTTCTGCGGCGATGGCGGCCAGTTCATCCAGCCATTTGTCTTTGGTCATGTTGAACTTGGACTCAACCTTGGCCGCAACCTTTTCTCGTAATTCTGATATTCTCAGGGAAATCTCAGGGGATTTTGTCATTTTGCAGCTTTCGACTTCTGCCGTCCGGTCTGCGCATTTGCCACGGCTGACATGCTGCTTGTAAGCCTCGGTGGCACTCATCCCAAGGGCGACGGCCTGGGCGAAGTTTTCCCACTTTGGATTTTCAAGGACTGGCATGGCGTCAATGCTTCCCACGCCCTCGCGGAGATTTCAAGCCCAAAAACAGCCTTACCTGTTCCTGCGCCTGCCTGGGCGGCATCGGGCGCCGTTCTCCGGCCTGGACGGCGCGGCAGTGGGCGAAAATGGCCTCTAATTTCTTCTCAGTTTGTTCATTCATAACGCTTTGTAAGTGTATCGAATCGGGTCAAATTTGAGCTTGAACATGCCAGTCCAGCCGGTTTCCCGCTGCTTTTCCACGATGATTTCAGTGTCGTGCATCGTTGCATCTTGTTCATTTGTAAGCTTTTCCGACTTGCGCAGCTTCTCCTTTTCGGGATTCCGACAAACCAAAAGCACATTATCAGCGTTGTTCACAAGCAGACTTGATCCCTTGATTGCATACATGCTGGGGCGCTCCATCTGCTGCGACGGCTTCGCAAGGTGGCAAACGAGGTGAAGATGCACCTGGGTCTGCTTGGCTAAATCTTGAAGCTTGTTGCAGAAATCGCCCTGGGCCGGGTAATCCTCTTCCAGTTCCTCAATTCGCATCAGCGAGTCGATGATGAAGTGGCGGCAACCGTAGCGCCGGAAGGCATACCAAAGCATTTCCATCAGTTCGGCACGCTTCATCGAGCCGACCACATCCGCAAAAATCAGGTAATCGCCCACGCCGCGCACAAACCGCGTGATGATTTCCTCGTTCAGGTGTGGCCCGTTGAACATCGTTGCCATCTTACGCAGGGTCGTTTCAACCCGCATTTCAAGCGATGCCTCGAAAATCGGGGTCTGTTCGGCCAGGATTTGAGCCTTTAGGAAGTTGAGCATCGTCGACTTGCCAGCGCCGGTAAAGCCGCCCCAAAGCGTGACCTCACCAGGACGAAACCAAAAACCGCTGTGCGGCCACCGTTTCGCCATCCAGGGCAGCGTGAACGGCTCGTCTTTGGGCTGGATTTCAGCCACCATGCGGCCTTCAAGCTCACCAGCAGCCACCACGCGCCGAACCCTAGGCATCGCGGCTTGCGCCACCCATTCGGCGGCATCTTGGGCCGTAAATCCTGCCATCAGGCATTCGTTGGCGTCCTTTTTTGGGATCGTAACCACCTTACACCGATGGTTTCCCAGCCGGTCAATCACGGTTTTCGTGATCTTCTTGCCCGCCTCGTCCTGATCGAAAGCCAGCAGGAAGCAGTCAAACGGCGCAAGGTTGTCCCACTCGTATTCAATCCACGCGCAGCCGGTCCCGTTCGGAATCGACAACGCCGAGATGCCCCATTGATGCCATGTCATCGCGTCAATCTGCCCCTCGGCAAGCAGAACCGTCTTTGCCTTGTAAGCGTCCTGGCTTAAAGCCTGCCATCCGAACATGGACGGTGCGCAGTCCTTGTCCTGCCAGACCTTCTTTTTCTCGCCAAGCGTGCGGTATGAGCGGTTCACAAGCTGGCCGTCGGGAGCGTAGGACGGGAACACGATTGCGCCCTTTTCCTTGCAGCCTTCAACCTTGAACGCGGCCAGAGTGTCGCGGTGCAGCCCTCGCTTGTCGCGCAGATAGGCCATTGCCACGCCCCCGGCATCCAGTTCGGCGGAGTTGATCGGCGGCGGCTTGGCGTAGCTTCGCGCCTCGTTGTAACGCGCAGGCTCCACGATGCCAAGAAACTGCTTCGCCTGCCGTATTGACTCGGCTGCCGTCACGCCTTTGGAAAGCCGCCACAGATCGAGCAAATCACCGTGATCTGCATCGTTGCTCCAATCCTTCCAGTTCCCGGCATAGGTTCCGTGAACGTGAATTTTCAGGCTCTCACCAGGATCACCGGCAATGTTCCCGCAGACCATGACGTTCCCGTGAAGCTTTGCCCCCGGTAGAAGTGTCGTCACCACGGCTTGCGCCTGATCGGCCAGCCGCTGGCTAATGTCGCTAACAGTCAAATCTACCATACGTAATCCCTTTCATGCGGTGGAATGTCCTCGGGTGCCTCGCAGAGTTCGGCCTGCTCGGCGGCTTCGCGTTCTTTCCTGGCTTTAATGTTCCGTTCCAACTTCACCCGCAGTTCTTCGGACGGGTCGATGTCGTTTTGCGGACTCGGCTCAGGCTTAACAGTCGGCATGACCGCCATCCTCTCTGATTCCGTGACACTCTCTGGAAACAGTCCAGTCCAACCATTCATCATGGACTTGTTTACGGCTGCCGTAACTGTCCATACATCATAAGTCCGGTGAAGCTGATTCACCAATTTCAGCCAGCCGGATTCAACGTAACCCTTCTTCTTCTCGCGCTTGTATTCCCACCACTCCGTCAATGGCTGCTTGTAGCTCTCCGGCATCTCAACCGGAAACGACGGATTCACGGAAATCCGCGCCCGGTTAGATTCTTGGTTAGATTCTTGTTTACTTCTCGTTAGAGATGCCCCCCGAACCTCTGTCGGGGGAGGGGTGAACCTCCTTCGGGGGAGGGGTGAACCTCCTTCGGGGGAGGGGTGAACGTGGTTCGGGGGCGAACCTGCTTCGGGGGCGAACGACGTTCGGGGGTTTGGATGCTCAAAAGAGGACAAATGATAGCCCGTTTTAGCACCAACAAACCTCTGAATTGTAACAAGATTAGCGTTACATAATTCAGCAATAGACCGCTGAATTGCCCGGTCAGAAAGTCCAGTCATGGACATCAGATAGCGGATTGAAGGGTTGCACTTGCCCGTTTTTTCATGGTGGCAATCCGCCAGAGCCAGCAAAACCAGCTTTTGAGTCGGCGTCACAGGTGCAAATTTGATGCGGTTAATGGCTTGGTAGCTCATCAGGTGTTCTCCTTTCTGCGCAAAATTTCACGCTCCACGGCTGATTTCAGCGGGTCGCGCAACTCGATATGCTCGACCAACCATTCGAAATACCAGTCTGGAATGTGTGTGATGGACGTGCCTTTGAATTTGCCAAAGGTCATCACAAACCCCGCCGGTTCCTTCTTCCATCGGCGTTCTTGATCGGCTTTCCTTGGCGCAGATACCTGCGATTCAAAAAACTTAACCGGCACGCCGTCTTTCCTCATGCAAGCCACAGCCTTGATGGCGGCAGCCTCCCACTCTCCTTGCTCTGCTCCTGCGTTTAGCGCGAGGGCCAGCAGCTTTAACGCTTTCTCTGGTAGTTCTGTCATAAACAAAAAAATCTCCCCCAATGTCAGCCCCGCAGACGCGAACGCCTACGGCAAAGGGGGAGAGAATTGATATGACTGATCTTCCCGGGCTGAACGGAAAGGTCATGGATGAGCGGATTCTACTCCTTCTTCACCTCATGTCCATTGGTTTTCTCAGTCTTGCGACACTTCGGGCATGACTTCCGCAGGCCGGTTCCGGCGTTGACGATGATCTCGCTCATGCCCAGGCAGTGTTTGCAGGTTGGTTTCATGGCTAAAACGGAATATCATCCCCGTTCGCATCCGTGTAAATCTCCGGCTCCGCCTTGGCTGTTTCCTGCCGTTTCGGCGCATCCTGTTGTCCCTGCGGGCGCTTCTCAAAGGTAAACACCTTGCCGTTGCCGATGCTGGGCAATTTGAGCCCTCCCTGGCGCTCGTCTTTGGTCGTAGGCTCAGCCACAAAATGCGTGTTTCCGTAGCGGTCCACGCCGTCTCGGTTCTCTTTCGCCTCAAGGTTCAGGTAAACCTTGCCGTTGGCGTGCTTCGTAGCCCTGGCCCTGCTCAGGTCGATCACGACGCACTCGGTCCCGGCTTTGGATGTGATGAGGCTGGCACCTTGAAGGCCCAGGAGGTTGATGGATATGTTCAGTTTATTCATGGGGATGGGATTTCTCGTGCTGCTTGCGCAACCATTCGTTGACGAATTCAATATCGCCCCGGTTGATGGCGGCTTCAACCTCGCCCGTGCCTTCGTATTCCAGCGGGCCAGACGGGAATTGTTCGGGGTCTGTCTCGGGGGATGGAAGGCGGGTCATTGTTGTGTCTTGTTGAGTTCTGCGATCAGGGCGTCGGCGTAACGAACGCATTGGATAACGATGTGCTGCTCGGCAGTATTGCCGGACTCCTTGGCAGCTTTAATAAGGGCTGCCACGCTCTCTTTAGTTGATGACGCGGCAAGCTCTCCAACCAAAGCCTGTCCTGCAAAGTAGGCTCGCAGGGACATGCCTGTGTAATCGCGCCATCGCTTGCAGGTTTCAGGATCGTTCCACTCTCCCATGTCTGGGGCTGGAAATGCAGGGTCGTTTGGATGTAGTTTCATTGTTGTGGTGGGTAGATGTCGATAAAGTGGGTGTCGCCGTTCCATTTGTCTGTCGTGACTTCCCATTCCCCATTGATAAAATCGGCATAGACCCTGATCGTGCCTTCCGGCACAGGCCCGGCCTCGGCAATGGGGCGCAGGCGGAGGGCGGCCTCCAACTCCTTCACCCTGGCCTCGGCGGCTTTATCCGTCATCTCCACTTGCTTGCGTAGACCTTCAATCACCATGCGTGCGACTTCGGGCCACTCCTCGCGTGAGTTTTGCCACCAGTCCTTGAAATCAGCAGGCATCACCTTGGATAGCTCAAATTCCCACTTGGCAAGTCTGGCCTCGGCGGCGAGGGCGCGGCGTTCAAGTTTTTTGCACAACCTCACAAAAGCAAATGGTGCTGTATCTTCACAAAGCTCACCCTTGTCGCGCAATATGGACTCCAATACGTTTCCAGTCTCCGGCGTGTCTGTTTGTGGTGTGCTCATGGGAGGAAGGGTTGGATTTTGGAGAGGGCTGTTTTTTGGCGTTCTGTTAGCAACCAAGCTGCGTCGCTTTCAGGGGCTTCGGCAAAGGAGTTGAACGCCTCCCTGATAGCCTCGCGCATCTCCTTCGCCTGCCGCACAAACTCGGCGGGGTCGGGGATGCCTGCGAGGGCGTTGACGCAGGCGATGATGCGAGGGCGGCGCTCGGGATTGCTCTCGTGATTGAACACTTCAACAATAGCGCGTATGCCGGTGTTATCACAGATGATGTCGCTCCATATCGTGTCGGCGCTCCACGGCTCGCCAAAGTCGGGAGCCTGCACGGCCTGGACCGCCTTCAGTTCTTCGAGGGTGTATGTTTTCATGGCTTTTCAATAGTCTCCAACAGCCTTTTCATTTCGGGCAGGCTGATGCCCTCGTTGTTGTGCAGGAAGTTTCCCAGCCGATACGGCGGCCAGTTGAGCCGCTCGCGGATGTGACCGCGATGCAGGCCGTTTGCGGCCATGCGCTTGCGGACGTGCTGGGCGATGTCGGAAAGGATGGCGGCGCGGCGTTCCCTGGCGTCCGTCATGTCGCGCTCGGCACCACGAAGTGCCGCCAGCATGGTTTCTTGCTTGGATGGCATGGCGATCACTTCACAAGTTTAAAGCCACCCATCCAGAATCCAAACTGGTCGCCGTCGTGGCAAACAGTCATCATGGCCTCTTCAGAATTGTTGAACTTTGCAGCGTTAGCCTCGTCAGTCAAAACAGGCTCTCCATTTGCGTTGTATCCGTGGAATCCGTTGGCGTATTTGATTTTCATAACGCCCTCATTATGCCTACCGGCAAACATCCCGCAAGGTGAATTTTAATCTTTTTTCACCAGCAGTAGCGCCTTGTTTATCAACTCCGTCGTAAACTGTTGCCGCCCAGCCTCCAAGTTGAAGTAGTGCGCCGTGCTAATTCCCAGCCTTTTCGATATGTCTTTGCCCAGCATCCCGGTGGAATCGCGCCATTTCTTGAGCTGCCTGCCCATATCGGCGTGAAGTTTCACACGGCGGCGCACGGTCTTTTCCAGCAGGTCGTTAATTGCGCCCGCGTTCAGCAGGCTGGTTTCAAGATCAGTCATTCAGGTAATCCTCAATCGCTTGTTTCGCCTCTTCAAACCCTTTGCACACGCGGACCTGATAGCCAGCCGCCAGCAGGCGCTCAGACCACGCTTTCTGCTCGTCGGAGAGTCGTCCGCCGACGAGCCGTTTCATTTCGATGAACAGGCCGTTGTAACCTTTAGACGGCCACGCCAGGAACACGTCACAGACTCCCGGCTTCACGCCTTCGGCCTTGAGCTTCGCGGCCACGATCTTGTGTCGCCATCCGCCGTTTGGAATTGCGAACATGTTGGCAAGCTGCGGGTATTTGTAGCGGTTCATCGCCTCCCAGGTGAAAAGCTGGCGCTGTTCCTGGTGCTCCGTGGCGACGTTGTAGGTGCGTGATTTCATGGCTTGAGATGATAAAACACGTTGAGCGCCCCGCCCTCCCTATCCCACGGCCAGCCTTCCGGCGCACGGCCCTGGCGGCAGCAGGACGAGAGGCAGGCGGCGAGGATGAGGAGGCGGATCATGGCTTCAGGAATGGTTGGAGTTTACGCAATGCGTGATGTGCGTCATCCATGGCTTCGCATTCAGCGTCACTTCCAGAAAGCGGAAGCCTCAGCATGTAGTTCAGGCATTTGCGCAACGCGGCATCTGCGTCCCTAGCAGCCTCGGCCATGCCTGCGCGGAGCTTGGCGTTCTCGTGCTCAAAAGCGCGGCAGAAATCCGCGTCAACCGGCTCGGATGGGAATGTCTTGGACCGCTTGAGCCTGCGGCGTTCGGCGTCTGTTCGTGGTGTCTTACTCATGGCTTTGTGGCTTGGTAGGCGGCGAGGGCGGCCTGTCCGCCGTTCCAAGCCTTGTCTATTTCTTCCGTAGTCACCCAAGCCGACTCTGGCAGTATGTCAGGCGGCCCAAATATACCCATGGCTCTCTCCAAAGACTCCGCCAGCCCGTCAGCGGCGGCGCGGAGCTTGGCTTCACGGGCCTCATGCCAGCCCACGATGGCGCGGGCAAGGCGCATCTCGGAGGCGTTGAGTTCGCCAAAGTGCAGGCGGATTTGATCGTTGGTCATACGTATTTATCCTCGGTAGAACCGCGTTTCATTGTCCCCTCATCAGGCCAATATTCTTCTCCACGGTTTTCGTCCTGCCAAAGTTTCAACGCCTCGAAGCATTCAGGGTGAACATTAGTGGCCTGAAAGTCGCCTTCAAACACCGTTGCTGTGGTGGTTTTTGGCTGTCCGACTTCAATGCGCTCGCCGCACCAGTAACAGCGGCAGGGCTTTCTGGATGACTTTACTCGGGTGACTTGAAAGAAGCTCATGGCTTCAGGAATGGTTGGAGTTTGGCGAGGGCAGTTGAAGCGGTTCTTAAATGCCTGCCATATGAATTCGTTTTGAGCCACTGAATCAAATCACACGCATCCCTGATAGCCTCGCGCATGGCTGCGTTCTCGCGTTCGAGGATCGCCATTTCATCGCCTCGAACAACCTCACCGTGATAAGATGAGCCGTCAAGGGTGTGCGCGTAAATAGCACAGCTAGAATCGTCTGAATCCAGTTTCAAACGAGCAGCGTCCGTTCTCGGCGTGTCACTCACTCCGCACCCCCTTTCTTGGCGGCGAGGAAGCCGCGCCATGCCGTCGCCGCATGGGCGTGCAGGTATTCGCCGTTTCCCTGCTTGGTCAGTTCAAAGTCTGGGAAACACTCCTCAAACTCTGCTTGCCACTTTTCTTCCTGGCTGGGCTCGCGGGGAAGGATGCCTTCGGGGAGGCTGAACCAGGCCAGTTCGTCGCCGTCAAAGGGTCTGTCCCAATTCCATGCAATGGCATCCTTTGCGCCACCATCCCTTGAAAAAATAGTGAAAACATTCCCTTCCTCATTCGCATCCTCCCTCGTCGGCTTCTCGCTGGGCAGGCGCAGGCGGATCATGGGCGGCGAGGGCGGGGCGGACTGGGGCGCGGCCGACTGCGTGGCGATGGGGAGGGCGTAGGTTTTGCTTTTCCTGTGGGGTTCAGGCAAACTTTCGCCCGCTCCATACCTACTTAATACCCATCGCTCATCAAGCAAATATCGAAGCGCATCCGGTAAACAATCCAGCCTCGGATCGTCCGCGTTCACAATCTCCCAGCCGGGCGGAGGCGGCGGGATCGGGCGGGCGGATTTCTTCTTCGTGGTCGTTTTCTTCTTCATGGCATTTTCAGTTTGGGTGTGACTTCGTTATAAACTTTCTGATACTGCTCGCAGAACTTGAGCAGCGTTTCCAGCATCCGGCTGGTGTAATCGTCCCAGGTGACGACGACATGATGAGGCTGCATCCCTGGAAAGTAGGACCAGAAATGCCACTGGCGGATGCCGGTCACGCACATTGAGCCGTGGACCTGCTGTTTGTAATCGTCCGGCAGACCGCCGTCGCGGACGTATTCGACATGCGTTCCAGGAGCGGGGCATTTTATTTCGACGCCCGCGACGTATTGCCCACCGTCCACGATCAGACCATCCGGCGAGCACCCGAGAATCCCGTTGTCATGGGTCACAAATCCTACCTGCTCCACGTTCATCGCTGTGTGAGCCTGAAACGCAAGCCTCGCCTGCGGCTCCATCTCAGTCCCGCGCCTGGTTATCCAGCTTCCTTGAAACTCCGGCTCGAAATCAGGCGCGAACGTCTCGCCAATCAGCTCGTTGATGTAGCTGTCCGCCGACGTCGAAAGCTTGCACTTGGCAGCGGTCACAATCTTGGAAAAGTTTGAGGCAGTCGGCTTCCCGACCCTGATTGCCTTCCATGCCTCTGTTCCCTGCTCGATGTCCTTATGAATCGTCACTTACCACCCCCCTTCACAATAGCAAGAACGCCGCTCCACGCCGACAGCACGGAACGAAGCTCGTCATCCGTGCAGTCGTCGGGATTGTTCCGCACGTCGTCCAGAATGCCGTCGTCCAGGAGCTTGTGATTGATGGCCGTCCACTCGATGCCGTCAGTGGTCAAGCGTTCCTTGACAGCTTGCAGCGCCGTCTTTTCCGGCACCTCGGCGGCAAACATGTCAGCGGGCGGGTCGATCTTTTGAAACGGGTTGATCGGCTCGGCGCGTGCTGTGCGTTTGGCTGGCGTTACATCACGCTCAACGGCGGGAATCAGGTCATCGTCATCGCGCTCGACGGCTTCACGGAATTCAGCCGACAGTGGCAGCCACTTGGAGAGGCGGCGGAAAGCGGTCTTTTTTGCCATCTCGTTGTAATCCGTGACCCATGGGCCAGACGTTCCTGCGCGGCTGCGTTTGCGAATGGATTCAATCTCATCCTTCGACATGACAGCGCAGAAAACAGGGCCATCCTTCGTGACCGCCATAGCATAGGCCGCATACATAGCGCCGCGTGGCTTCTTCCAGTCGATCTCATGGCGTGTCACCTCGCCCATGTTGTATTCGAAAACGTCACCCTCGCAGACGACATCCGCGTGCAGCTTGGCAATGATGCCGGAGCGCATGGCAAGTTCGGCCAGCCCCTTCCAGTCAATGACCAGCGTGCATTGGTCCTTGTAGGGGATGAGATGGGCGCGGCGTCCGTCAGGTTCCAGGCCGAACGCGGACAGGTCGAGAAGGCAGCGCATAAGGCTTTCCTTCGTGCATTCAGCCAGTTTGGGAGTGCGGGTCAATGCCGTGATGGCAATGCGGGTGAAGCGCTCAGGGCTGAGATGTTTCGGCAGAGCCTTGGCGAACTGCTCCTGCATCTTGGCGTCGGTGAGCGTCTGTTTGATGGTGGCGAGTTGATTTGACATGGTGGTGTTTGGTAAAAGTCTTGCGCGTTGTCGAGCCGCGCCCCTCGCCTGCGTCAGGCAATGCAGTAGATGTCCAGGCCGTTCGCGCCGACAGAACGTGTCGTGAACTTCTTGCCCGTGGCCTTGCTGGCGTTGAAGATCATGTTGGTGTAGCGGTTGCGCGGATCAGTCGGGAAATTCCTGATTTCCAAGCATTCGCCGGGCTTCATGGATTCAAGCTGAATGCGGTCCTCGCTTTTCTGGCGCAGCCCGATCCCCTTGCTCTGAGGAGGCGGGCGCTTGATGACGATGGATTTGATGACGGACGGCGTGGTTTCGGTGGTTTCGGTGTCGTTTTGCATGGTGTTGTTTGTGTTTGGGTTTGCTTTGCTGGGGATCAGGCAAAGAAAAGAATAAGGATAAAGGCGACGAGCAGCAGCCCGCCGACGACGGATTCGACGTGCCGGTGGAACTGCGCGACGGTTGCAGCTTTCTCACAGCGAAGCCGACGCTGGCGGGGCGTGTTGTAGCGCTGGTGCGCCATGAACCGCGCCGAAAACTCGGCTGTGCGGTCAATCACGCGGTCGTTTGGGTGTGCGGTTTTCATTGCGCGAGAATGGTGAGAATCCAGCCAAGGGCGGAGACGATGATGGTGATGATGACGGCGGGTTTCATGTTTCCCAGCATTTCAGGATTTCAAGACGCCATTCTTCGGATGTGCGTTTCCACCAGCCAGAGGATGAGGCGGCGTCAAAAGCATAAATTGCGCGTTTTTCATAGCGCTCAGGAGTGAGGCGCTTTGCCCAATGACGAGCGTCGCGCATGCGGTCAGCGGCAGCCTTGCGTGCCATTTCATAACCTGCCAAACAAACAAAAAGGCGGCGGATGGATTTAAGAGGCTTCATGCGTTCTGGTTCTTGTAGGGGTTGCGGTTGACGCCACGGCCTTTCATAAGGCTTTTGAGGCGGGTTTGCACTTCGGTATCAGCCAGCGCAAAGACGCGCATCTGCTGGTTGATCGTGCGGTTGTTGTCGAGCGCGACGGCTTTTATTGCCTTGTGCTCGTCGGGCGGGACTTTGATGACGATTTGTTTCATGGGCAGCGCAAGTATGCACCGCCGCAAATATCGTTCAAGCTATATTTTCATCTTTTTTCACCTTGGCTGTTGACTCGGGAGTTTTGCCATGCGTTCATGCAGCCTTCACCATGGACTACGATTCATTCATCAAAAACAAGACACGCCGTGCCGAAAGCCACGGATTCGATCCTCTCTCAATCACCGCCCCTCTTTTCCCGTGGCAGCGCCATGTTGTTGAATGGGCGATCAAGAAAGGCCGCGCCGCCCTCTTTGAGGATTGCGGACTCGGCAAGACTGCGCAGCAACTGGAATGGGCCTCGCAAGTCTGCCGTCACACTGGCGGCAGCGTGCTTATTCTGACGCCTCTCGCGGTGGCGCACCAGACATCCCATGAGGCTGACAAGTTCGGCCTTGTCGCCAAGGTTGCGGAATCCGCCGATGACATCGACGCGCCCGGCATCTGGATCACGAATTACGAGAAGCTAGAGAAATTCGACTGCTCGCAATTCGTCGGCGTCGTGCTCGATGAATCCAGCATTTTGAAAAACTTCACCGGCAAGATGCGCAAGCTGCTGACCGAGACTTTCAGCGAGACTCCATATCGCCTTTGCTGCACGGCCACGCCGTCGCCAAACGATTACACCGAGTTCGGGCAGCACGCCGACTTCCTGGGCGTCTGCACGCCAGCGCAAATGCTCGCCACGTTCTTCATCAATGACACGTTCAACACTGGAGACTGGCGCTTGAAAAAGCATGCCGAGTCTGAATTTTGGGCATGGCTGGCGTCCTGGGCGGCATGCGTGTCGAAGCCTTCCGACCTTGAATTTGATGATGCCGGATACATTCTGCCGTCGCTCAACCTGCAAACGATTATCGTCCAGGTTGATGATTCAGAGGGCGCTCAGGAAGGCGAGCTTTTCAGGCACGCCACACTTTCAGCAACCACGATGCACCAGGAAATGCGCGTGACCGCACCTCAGCGTGTCGCGCATGTTGCCGAGCTTGTGAACAATTCCAGCGAGCCGTGGATCGTCTGGTGCAACACGAACGACGAGAGCGAGCAACTTGCGGCGTCCATTCCTGATGCCGTGGAAGTCAAGGGCAGCGATACCGCAAAGCAGAAGGAAGAGCGCATTGACGCGTTCACCGAGGGGCGCGCCCGCGTCATCGTCACCAAGGCTGGAATTGCAGGTTACGGCCTCAACTGGCAGCATTGCAGGAACGTCGCCTTTGTTGGGCTGTCTTACTCTTTCGAGGACTTTTACCAGGCATTGCGCCGGTCTTACCGCTTTGGCCAGACTCAGGAGGTCAATGCCTACATTGTCCAGGCGTCCACGGAGGGCGCTATCCTCAAAACCATCCAGCGTAAAATCGAACAGCACAAGGAAATGCAGGAGCGCATGAAGCTGGCGGCGTCCGCATTTCAATCACAGCAAAAGAAACTTACCATGAAAACAGACATCACCACGGCTTGCGGAGAGGGTTGGACGATCCACCACGGCGATTGTGTCAGGGTCGCACGTCAAATTGAGGATGAATCCGTTGATTTCAGCGTGTTCAGTCCGCCATTTGCGGACTTGTTCACCTACTCGGATGACCTTCAAGACATGGGGAACTGCTCCGACATGAGCGAGTTCACGAAACACTTTGATCTTCTCATCGCGGAGATTGCCCGCATCCTCGTTCCTGGCCGTGAGGTCGCCGTTCATTGCGTCGATCTGCTTTCCACCAAGTGGAAGCATGGAAAAATCGAGTTCCAGGATTTCAGCGGCGAGATCATCCGCGCATTCTGGAAACATGGGTTTCTTTTCCATTCCCGCATCACCATCTGGAAATCTCCCGTCACCGAGATGCAGCGCACCAAGGCGCACGGGCTGCTTTACAAGACGCTCACCGCTGACAGCACGGATTCCCGCGTCGGGTGTCCAGACTATCTGCTGGTGTTCCGCAAGCCGGGCGACAATCCCAAGCCTGTGACCAAGGACCGCAGCCGTTACCCTGTGGACTGGTGGCAAGAAGTCGCATCGCCAGTCTGGATGAGTGTCGATCAAGGCCGTGTGCTTAACAAGGACGGTGCCCGCGATCATTGCGATGAGAAGCACATCTGCCCGTTGCAACTGGACGTGATCGAACGCGCCATCGAGCTTTGGACGAATCCCGGCGATCTGGTTTATTCGCCGTTCACCGGCATCGGGTCAGAAGGCTACGGCTCGTTGACCCTGGATCGTCGGTTCGTTGGAAGCGAACTCAAGGAGTCGTATTTCAAGCAGGCTTGCCTGAACTTGAAAAATGCCAAGTCTCAACTCAGCCTGTTCTAGTCTGATGCGTGAAGCCTGCGCCACCGTGCAAGGAACTGAGTCAACGGCTCGTCTCCATGCCCGTTCATGGCGCAGGCGCAATTCTTCGCCTCGCAGCAGATGAACGTGCACCCAGGTTCGTGCTGGACCTGGGGCTTCCCGTCCTTCCTGCGGCGGCACTTGGCCGTTGCGTTGAAGTGATCCGCTATGCGCTGCCAATCGGTCATGCTTCTGAGACAATGACTTTCACAATCCGTAGATTAGGACGCTTGCGCCGGTAGTCCTTGCCCCAAATCTCGCGGACTCTGGCAAGCGTGTCCTTGCGTTTGTAGTTCAGCGCACACTTGGTAGGGCCGTCAACCTGCGTTGCGCAGTAGGCCGTGAAGGAACGCTTCTTGGTTGGCACGATGACCAGTTCTTTGTTCGGGATGGCATGCGCTCCTTTTATGTAAGCTTTGCCTTCCACCTGCGCCCACTTCTTGGCGTTCACATCCCAATACTTCGCGCCTGGGATGAGTTGCCATTTGTAAGCGCCGGAATAAACCTTCCAGCCTTTGGGGATTTTAGGAGTCGAGGCCATAGCGCAGTTTCAAAATGAGTTGAGCTTCGTGAATCAGTTTGCGGATGTCCTCCGCGCCGTTCTTGCTGCCGTGTCGGCAGGCACGCTTGATGATGCAGCCTTCCAGAAATGGCAGCTTGTTTGCCTCAATGAACTCAGCGGGCTGAATTTTGAACGTCTTGTAATGGTCGCCGCCAATTTGTTCTTGTAGTGCGTCACTCATGGCTGGCCCTCCTTGGCCGGGGTGAGGCAGGCGACGGAGAAATCCCAAACGTGGGCCAAATAGCCACTAAACCATTCGCAGACGACCTCATTTTCTTCGTTGACTCGGCTCACCGTCATCTCCGGCCCTCCAGACTTGAGCCTCACCACGTCGCCGGGGCGGGGCGTCCAGGGCTGGACAGGCTGGGTTTGGTTGGCCCCCGCCTGGGCTGGCTCGTCGGCGTAGCGCCAGCCGATGATGCTGTATTCACCAGTCTTGCAGTCCCAGCGCCAAGTCTCGGCTAGGCCGGATTCGGCAGTGTATTTACCACTTTGCGCTTCGCATGCAAGCAAGGCTTCGACAATCGCCTCAGGATCGCACGGGCACGGATCGCCGGGCGTGTGGCGTGTCCAGACCTTGCCGTGGGTTTCGAAGGTGGCTGGCTCGTCGGCTTTGCTGGCCGCCTGCGGGCCGTGGCCGGGCTTCCAGCGCAGGACGCGGTAGGCCATGATGTCGCTACAGCCACCTCTATGGTTCCAAGGCCATGTCGATGGCCTGTTAAGTCGGCTTGTCCTGCCGTCAGACCAAAGCACTTCAAACTCCTCCACCTCCTCATCCTTGAGCGGGCACGGTCCGCCGTCGTGCGGAATCCAGGGCGGGCCGTCGGAGGCTGGCTTGGCCTGCTCCGGTTCTGCGCTGACATCGGCGGGCTTCGGCAGGGCGGCCAGGAAGGCGCGGGCGATGGCGAGGCGGTTGGGGGCTTCGTCTTCCCAGCAGCTTTGATTTGGAAAATTATCGAGTCCAACGCCGCAATCCGCAAGAGCCCCAGCTGGAAAAGCCGCGTCAATGGCAGACTGAAGCTGCTCGTCGGTGTATTCGTGTGCGTTGTTTGTTTGCATGGCGCGGCAGCGTAACCGCTCGCATTGCACCGTCAAATCAGCTTTTGCACATCGTATCCCACTTCTTCCATGCGCGTTCTCATTTCTGAGAGAGTCTTTCCAAACGTCACCTGGAAGTGTGGCGTTTCGGGAAAGGATTTCCAGTTGCCAGCCCATTCAATTCCCATCTTTCCAGCAATAATGCCGATTTCAGCATAGAGTTTGTCGGCAAGTCCTGGCTGTTTCTCGTCTAGGTAAACGCCGTTTTTGAACAGGCCCAGGTCGATGGCGAGCCCGTAGTTGTGCCAGGAGGAGCCAGGGCGGGCTTTCGTGACGATCCGCCCCGGCTTCGTCCTTCCCTGCGCATACAACGCAGCCTGTGCAGCCCATGAGCGAAGACCGGAGATAACCTCAACCGTGACGCCTTTCGCAGCCATGGCAGCCTCAGCGGCGGCAACAAACGGTTCCAGCTTGGCAAGCGCCTTCTTGTTGAGGCTTCCCAGATTCTCGATGGTTCGTTTCGTTCTCATGGTTTCCATTTGTCATTGTGGTCACGTGACCCATCCCAAAGCGCGATGGCCCCAAACACCAGCACAGCCCCAAAGAAACAGAGCGTGCCGACAAAAATCTGGAAGCACTCAATCACGGGCGGAGAGATTCACGGACGGCTTTCATGTATTCGGCATGTGAATGCCACACCTCGTCAGTCTGGCACCGGTATTGCCCTTGTGACGTTTGGATCACCGTTCCCGCTTTCAGGTGTAATGCCTGCGGGGAATAAAGCTGCATGGAGTCTGCGACGGTAGGCGAGCGAGATGCGCAGCTCGTCAGCGCGGCGCTTGTCAGCAGGAGTAGCAGCATCTTCATGGGTCAAAATCTCGAATGTCAGAGCCTCCATTTCCTTCGTCAGGTGCCACGCAAGCCAGATCGGGAATGCCTTTAGCGCCTGCGTAGCTGCCTGAAAAAGTGCGGTGATGACAGCAAGCGGGCTCATGCCCCGGTCTTGTTGCCGTCCTTCGCGGCGATCAGGCCAAGTCCGGCCAGGGTCGCAACAGCCTTTGCCACCTCGTCGGAATACTGAGGCAGCCAAGTCGCGGTCACGACGCCAGCGATGGTGACAAGTCCGGCCAGGGTGGTTTTCCAGTTTTTCACAATGTAGTTCATGGGCGTTTCAGTTTGGTGTTGTGGAGTCTCGCTCTTTCTTCCTCGGTCAGTGAAAACGTGCTGCCAGCGCTCAACTTGCCAGCGTAGGGACATCCAGGCGTTGGGCATTCATCGATAATGGCAAGCGTTCCCTTCGCCAGTCCCATCTTTTCCGCCATCATCGTGATGATCGGCTCCTTCTCAGCCCTCCACTGCTCACAGGCAACGGACCTGTCCCAAATGATTTTAAACGCAACGCAAAGAGCGCTCGTCACCGCGCCGATGCCTGAGAGAAGAGCTTGTTCCAGCGTCATGTCTTGAATCATATCGGCTTAGGTAGAAGTGGCAAGGAAAAATCAAAGGTTATCCTCAGCGTAGGCAGCGGCGAAAATGGCGTCTGCCTGATCGTCATCGAGTCCAAGAACCTGCTGGAATGTCGGGATGGCAGGATGCGACGAACGCACGGTTGGCGAATACTCCCACCAGGATGAAAGCGCGTGGCGTTGATCCACGTCCTGAATGCCCCCAATCCAGGCGCTGATCTGAATGCAGCGTGTCCTGCCAAGGGCGCGGCGGAGTGAGCCCATGGCGACGGAATAGACCGGACGCGGGGATTCGCGGTTTGCCCATGCAGCCTCAATTTCCGCCAGCGTCGGCTTCGGCGTGCCGTCAAGCATGGCCAACCCTGCGTAGCTTTCAGGGTCGAGTTTGAAATGAGCGCCGGGGCGGGCGAGCGCGACGGCTTCAGCAAAGTTGGCGGATGGGATTGGCATGTTAAGCGGCGACCTCCATAAGGGTAATCGTTGACGCACCACGTTGAAAGGCAGTTGTGTCGGTGTCCGTTGAACTGCGGTTTAGATATACAGCCCCCGTTGACTGGCTTGCCATTTCGATCTCGTAGGTTTGAGATGATGTTGACGCAGGAGAATCCAGATATGTTACGGATGCCGCAACAGAAGCTGAGGAGTTGGGAGCACCGCAAACTGTCGTGACGCGCACTCTGTTCCCTGCCGCATCGCCTTGTAGCAGAGTGGAACCGCTGCGGGTTAAACGAATCAAGGGCCAGTTGTTTGTTGCGCCACCAACATTTAAAGATACCAAGACCAAAACTTTTGACGTGTTTGCGGAAGGCGTGATGGACGCCGTGAACACGCTTGAAAAGCTGGTGCCGGTAACGCTGGCCGTGTCCGTCTTGGTCGCCTGGACAACCTGAAGAATTTTGCCGCCCGTCCCAGTCGCAGACAGCGTGCCTCCGCTGAGGGTCAAGCCGCTGCCAATGCTGATCTCCTCAATGGCTCCCGTGCTTGCCGTGCTGCGCCCAAGAATGCGAGCCGTCGCCATTGTCAGCCCCGAACCTGTGACCGCGCCTTTCAGCGCATAAATAGCGTTGAGAAGTGTCTTGATCGAACTGTAGGCAATGTTTTTCAGCGTGCCGCCGGACGTGACAAAGGCCACTTCATCCGTGTCATCAAGGGTCGTTTCCGTGGTTGCGCCTGAAATGGAGGAGCCGACGTTTCCTGCATCCGTAACATCCGCCGCAGCCTCGATGCCGTCCAGCTTGGTCTTGTCGGAAGCGGACATGAAGCCAGCGTCTCCTGTGGTGGCGTCCGAGTGCGTGTGCGTGGTGAGCGAATCAACATAGGTTGCCCATGCGCCAGAGTGGAAAAGCCGCCTGATCTGGCTGCCTGCCGTGCTGTATCCGGTGCCGCCAATGGTGGCCGTGCCGTTGCGGACAACAACCGTATAGCCTTTGCCCTCGCTAGGGCTTGGGTCTGTGACGGTTGCGGATGCCACCACGACATAAACCCCATCGTTCGCGGCAGTGAAGTTAGAAGATTTGACCTCGGCAGGCTGAAGTGCTGTGTCAGCCAAAGCGCCCTGGGCTGCCGTGGCGAAGTATCCTATGTCCTCGGCGGCGGCGGTGCCGATGTCGGCGGGCTGGACGGCGGTATCGGCCAAAGCGCCCTGGGCGGCCGTGGCAAAATCGCCCGTCGCAGAGTTGGCGGCGGTGCCGAGATTGTTCACAGCGCCAATGACGCTGTTCAGCTTCGTCCGCACAGACGAGCCGGTTTCACCGTTTGAAATGGTTCCGATAGGCATAAAAGTCAGTCAATCCAGGTTTGGTCATCGCGCCACACGCCCACGTCATCCCAAAGGCCGGTTGCTAGAATCCAGTCACCAACAGGCACGCCCCCACCGCTCCCGTATTGAGAGCCGGTCAGGCTGATATTGAGAGAGAGCGCGTGCATCATGGGGCGGTGAGAACGACAGAATACACATTGCTCGATGGGCCATCACCAAAACCGTTGAACGGAACGACCCGAAAAGCGTAAGTCTCGCCCGCTGCCGTGGGGAAAGACAATGTTTTTGAAAGATTGTCGCCTTCCGTGGACGCCAAAGTCTCGGGATTGGAGTCGATCTGAACATAGATTTTATATCCAAATCCGGCGGAGCTTGTCTTGTTGCTGGCCGTCCATTCCAGAAAGGCGTCAGAAAGTCCTGACTGCGTGTTCACAACCAACACGGGCGCAATCGTCGGCGCAGTATTCGGAACGGAGGCAAAAGCAGCCGCAGGCAAAGACGAGCCGAGAGCAAGGGACATCATTCAAGCCAGAGGATGACAGCGCCAGACGTAAGGGTGATCGAACTGCCGCGAACAGGGTAGTAACCAACGGGCAGCGTGGTGGCAATTCCAGCCTCGTCGCCGTCGTAAGCCGTGCCTTCCGGTCCTGCGCCAGTCGGGGCGACAAGGGCCGAAATGACAGCCTCGGCAATGACCGTGAAGCCGTAGAAGTTTTTGGCCGTGGCGGAGGTGTTCGACACCACCTTATAGCCCTTGGTGGCCTGTTCCCGCGTGAAGTTGGAAGTTTCGGACATGGGCCGATTTTCTCATATTTGAGAATGACGGCAAGGCTTTTTTGCACTTTCAGCTTGGCAGACGTGCGGTGGTCAGGCAAAATCAGCGCGGGGTATTGCGTCGGGTTTTTTGTGCTTTCCCTGGTTAATAATGACGCCCGCCCGGTAAGCGCATAAAAGCCGGGTTTCTTTGACATTTTTCCTGCCGTGCTTGTGCTGGCCGATTCCATGTGCGTATGCTGCTAGGCATGGAGACAGCGCGAAAGAGCACACAACCGCTGTGGATATGCCCAGCATTGAAGCCGGACTTTCGCGGCGGCAGGAATCCAATTTGAGCGCACGGTTCGACTCCGTAGTATCTCCGCAAAACCCAAGAAGCCCGGGCCGCAAGCCCGGCAAGCCTTGGCTGGGGGCTGGCCGTCAGGGGCCGCGCTCAAACGTCCGCGCATTGAGGACGCAAATCCGCAGTGTATTGGTCCCTGAAGATTAGGGAACGCTTGCCGGTGGCAGAGACAGAACCGGATCGT